TTTCTGGGTTCTTTATTTTTCTATATTTAGATAATTTTTCATAAGAGAACCAAGCCTCTTCGCTAGACCCCTGCCAGAGAGATAAATACTCTGTGGCAAATGATTCTGCATTGTATGATGGACTCATTTTAAGTTTATTAATATATTGCTTATCAATAAGTCCATGCATTGCTGGCAAACGCCAATCGCATCCAAACATAAAGGCATGTTGTGGGTCAATAATTGCATTTTCAAAAGTATCAATTAAGCGCTCATATGCAAATGAGGTTTTAGTGCCAGCAGAAGTAGTAGCAATAATTTGTTGATTTGGCTCTTTGTCATTGACGGTATTGCTTGGAAGTCTACGAGATACGTTTACGAGCGGGATTACTACAGAGTTAATCATCTCTTCATCACCATCTCTTATCTCATCTATCATTCCACCATGCCGGCGCCCTCCACGCGCGGCATCGCCAGCGAGCACTACGTCAAACACAGAGCCATTTCTAAACTTAAGTGTTACATAGTCTTTACCAAAGTTGCCTGGATAGTCGCTTAATTCCCAACCAATAATTTCTTTTTTAAGTAAAGGCCAGTGGTCATATATTTCATAGATTTTTTCTTTTGTAATTTGTGCAGCCTGTTGTTTAGTATTAGCTGTCATGAATACTTTACGACCAGGGATGAATACGCATTGTAAGAAAAGTGCAAGTATTGTAATGAATGATTTTGAAAACGCACGGGGCGCCGTTATGAATACATCCTTGAAACGCATGAGCGCGCGCAGTGTAAATCGCTGATAGAAAAAGAGACTGAATTCAGAATCAGCAGGCTTAATTATATCTAAATAATAATCTGGATAGGCGGTAAATAGGTTAACCCATTTACATAAGTCCTCATAGTTCCTTTCCAAATACTCATTAGTAATAACCGCCCCTTTCTCTAATTCTATGCCCTCGCGCTCTGCACGTTCAACGAATTCGTTAGGCGTAAGGTCTTGGCGAGTAGACAGAATTACTTTTCTTCGTTTCTCCTGCATTACTCACCCCCATCGAGGTCAGCTTCAAATTCATCATCGCTAAATAAACGCTCAAACCCCTCATTCTCATAATTATCAAAATCAGTATTATCTTCATTGAGGTCGTAGTAGGTTTCAAGCTCGGCCGCAGTCTTCAAAGCTTGTATACGTTGGCTTATTTCATCACCTATACCAGATTCATTAGTATATAAGCGTTGATTCCAACTTTGTATATTTTTTATCGTCTCATCAACGACATCGCGCGTTTCTCCATCATAGAATGGATTTTTGAAACCACGCTTTTCAAGCCAGCGGCATAACTCACCCATCGACTCAAAATCACTTGCGTTCTTTACATTCTTCGGAGTAAATTCACCGGTTTTAACTAACTTATCATATGAAGCAAGTAACTTATCAAAATCCTCTCCTGCGCGAATACGATTATCAATTTCATAAGAAATCTTACATATCTTCAATGCTTGGTCGCCTTGAAGCGCGCCATTGATGTTTTGAGTAAGTAACAATCCATCGTAGAGGTTTTCTAAATAGGTTAAAGCTTCTTCATCATAGTTATAACCCCATTTTTCTTGAAGCTTTCTACGCTTTTCGTCGGAGAGTCCTGGTACGACTTCGTCGAGAGCGCCGGTCGCATCCAACTCACGATAAGCTTCTTGATAAGACTGCCAATCTATTCCCTCATATTCATCTGTAAAGTATATCAAGTTATATGATTTTAATAGCTCGGGCGCAGAGTGCGTAAGGCGTAGCTCTTCAAACTTATCCAACTGAAAAGGAATATCTAGATACTGACAAATCTTATCCATGACATTCCAATCAAAGTTAGACTTCTGAAGTCTATCTCCTAAGCAATCTACGCATACATCTACATATCCACTCGGATACATAAATGATTTTGTTCTTAAATAAGAAAAAGAATCTTTCATCTGGCCGCAGCATACACATTTCTTTGAACTAAAATCTATGTCAAAGTGTGGATTTAAAGCCATTTCTATTTCTCCTTTTCTTTTTTCGTTGCGGCGTAAACTAACTTACCCAAATTACGCCTTCTAACTCTATTCATTTGTTCTAACTTATCACATAAGTCTTCCCAAATATCATTAAATTCGCGGGGTTCTACTTCAAGTTTCATATGCGCAACCGCTTGGCCGCCCTCTTCGTCAGCCTCTGTAATATCCTCTACAGTAGCCTCTCCTTGCTTCATAATGTCAACCCCAACTATTTTACAAATCCCAAGAAACTCAATCGGGTCTAATTTTATAATTTCTGAAAGTAAGTTCTCAGGACTATTCTTTTTAAAAGCCAACTTACCCATCCTCCTTTTTCTTTTTTCGGAGTTCTCTTTCACATCTCTTACATCTGCTTTGGAACCCGTCTTTACTTCTGGTTTTCTTAACCCAATTTCTTCCGTCTAAAAGTAAAATTCTACCACAGCAACCACACTTTTTAAAGTTCTCTTCAAAGAAACAATTTTCAATTGTATCTTGATGCAGCTGCGCGGCCTCGTTAATCTTCACTATAATCTTTTGCTTAAATATAGTGCTTATATAATTCGCAGTATAGCTCTTTCCATATTTCTTATTAATATACCCCGCTATATCTGCGTTTTTTTGTTTCTGTTCTTTTAGTCGTAAAATTTCACGCTGTATGTCGGTTAAGTCTGCCATCTGTTCATAGAAGTCGAGTGTATCAAGTAGGTTGCGTAAGTTGTTTTCTACAATGTGGTCTAGTTTAACTTGTTCAAGTCTTTCGTCAAATTCTTCTTTAAACAAATATAGCTGATAAACTGCTTCTAAGTCTCTAAAGTCAAAAATTTCATTCTCTGGTTTTTGACAGTTCTTTTTCTTCCAGACCAACCTACTTATCAAACGTAGTTGTTCTTCGTTGAGTGCGCGCGGGTCAAAGTTTATATCGAAAACTATATCTCCAGTTGCCCCTTCTTTTACACCTAGCGGTAGTACCTCCACATCGCAGTCAAAAACAAAACTTCTATGCTTCGGCGCATAGATTGATTGGGTTATGTTGAAGGTTGAGCGGTAAGAGTCTCTAATCGTAAATTGCTCCGTACGCAACTCACGTATTCTATGTCTCAACTTCAAATACCCATATTGATTAAGTTTTTGGCTTCGCGCGCGTATACGTTCAACTTCTTCGTTAGTAAAACGCTTAACCAACTCATCTCTTGGCGGTTTCTCTCTTTTTCCAATCCTCTCTTCATAAAAATTAATTTCCAATTCAATCTCATCAATCGTCTTCCACAGCTCCTCAAAGGTCGGCCGCAGAAATTCCGGTGCTTCTTTTCTTGCTTCTTCTCTATTAAAAACGTCTCTGTTCTTTTTTAAAACAACCGCATCATTTAACGTATACAATTGCGCATTACTCATAGCAGGGTTTTCCAAAACCGCATCGAGTGATTCAGCTTCGTTCGTCTTTGTCCAGCGCGTCTCCAATCCGGTGTCCTTACCTATAGGCGCGCCACTACCATCCTTACCCCATAACAAATAATCCGCAATTGTGGAGGCTTCAGAACTAGTTAAATCGGGAAACTGGACCAGATAAGTCTGAATAAATTGTGCTCGTTCAGCCGCAGTTTCTAAATCAAAATTAAGTTTAAGTCTATTCTGCATTTATGTGCCCTCCATAGTTTAAGTATAACACGGACGCGCGCAGAAGTCAAATTTTCGCGAAGGACTTATACGTTAATCGTGAAAATTTGATAACTTTTTAAAATTCAGTTATAATATAAGAGTAAGGTAAGTTGAACTTATAGTAAGTGAGGAGGAAGTAAAACAAACAATGGAGTCGATAAAATATGACAATGTAAACCACCCGGCGCATTATAATACAGGCAAGTATGAATCAATCGACGTAATGGTTGAAACACAGGGCGCGGAAGCGGTTAAAGATTTTTGCGTCTGTAATGCATTTAAATATATCTACAGACACAAAAATAAAAATGGGTTGGAAGATATAAAGAAAGCCATATGGTATTTAAACAAATATGTGGAGTTAAGTGAGGAGGAGAACGATGACTAGGAGACAAAGGTTAGAGGCCGTTATAGCTGGGAATATAACTGAGGAGCTAATCGAAGAGTGTAAGGCTGAATTGGCGAAGCTGGACGAACGTAGCGCGCGAGCGAACGAGGATGCGAAGACGTCAGCGAACTACATCGAGAACAAAGAATATGAAGAACGTATTTGCGCGGCCCTTGGTCCAGACCCTATTCAAATTGACGAGTTGGCGGAGAGGATTGGTTCGACGTTGACAAGACAGAGACTCACTGCTATTTGTACGAACCTCATACGAGAAGGAAAAATTAAAAGCTGCGACGTTAAGGTGAAAAATAAAGGTAAAAGAAAGGCCTACTATGTGTAGGTCTAATTTTTTATTTCGTGGATTGAAATTTTGATTTCGTGGATATTTTGTGCCAGGCCATGGGGTGTTCAGCAACGAATAAATGCCATTTTCCGAGAATAGACCCGGGGCATACGTGTGTCCTCTTCATCCATGACATCCCTTGTTGAAAAAACAACAACCATTTTAAGGAACTACTTTTGGAAAAACGACGAACATTTGTTTAACATAGGGGAGAAAAAACATAGGTACTGTCTTGCGAAACTACCCCGTGTAGTTCGATGCCTTGTTAAAAATTTAACAGACCATTCGCAGATATATCCGCGGGAGATAGACCATGCCTTGTTAAAAAATTAACAATCGACTTTGCATATTCTCCGCAGGAGATAGTCTGTGCCTTGTTAAAAATTTAACAATTGATACGTCGCAGTCGCCGCGCTTTAGCGCGCTAAAGTGTGAAAGTGTTCCTCTGCATCAGAGATTTTCCTCTTCATCGAGGGAATCAATTGTTAAATTTTTAACACACCGATTGATAGAATCTCCTCAGTAAATAGTCCGTGGCTTGTTAAAAATTTAACACGATTGTACTGATATAAAAACAAAACAAATTTCAATTTAGGGGTTGACGTATCCGGTTTTTAGGTGTATACTATAGACACAGTAAAGAGAGAAAGGAAACAGAAACAATGGATAAGGCAATCATCAGAAACACACTCATCAACTTCTACAACGAGACAAGCGCAACGCACAACTACATCGTAGCGTTCAACTACAAAGGTAACATCATCGCAGTAGTAACAACTAACGTTGAACTCTTCAACACAGGCGTTAAACTCGACAAGGCAAGCAAGGGACAGGGATACTCAATCAGGTTCAAGCCTAACAACAGTGAGAAGGTAGCACTTATGAGTGGTAAGTCCTTCGTACTCTGCTCAACAGAGATGTTCAACACACTCGTTAGTGAGAGCAAGTACAACAAGGGTGAGATAGTAGAGAAGTTAGTAACAGAGTACTTCGGACAGACTTGGACAAAGGACAATGTACCATACACAGTAGATGGAGACATCACAGTAGATGGAGTTAAGTATCAGATAAAGTTTGAAAAGGCAACTTTCATAAATGAAGGTCAGATGATAAGAATGAGAGGTTAAAAACTCTCATTCTTTTATATAGGTACATCCGCAGAATATAGGGGATAAAAAGAACATATGTTCGACAGTATATAGGGAGATTGTTAATAAATTATTAACAAACTTAAAACAAAGAAAAACATAATTATTTTAAAAAAGGTGTTGACAAGTCCGGAACTTATTGCTATAATATAGACATAGAAAAGAGGAAAACAAAACACAGAAAGAGAGGGAAAGTAAAATGACAATTAGAGAACTCATCGAAGAACTGAACGCAATGGTAGCCAATGGAGAAGTGAACGAAGATGCAAGAGTAAGAAACGCAGAAGACGATGACATCTTCTCAGTAGTAGAGAGTGCAGACCACAACAATGAAGTGGTTATCTACTTCTAAATAAGTCGAAAGGCTTATTTTTTTAACCTCTTCATCGAACGTATGTTCGCGCGAGTGCGGCCGGCGCGAAATAAAAATACAAAGAAAAACATAAAAGAGTATTGACAAATCCCTCTTCATTGACTATAATATAGATAGATAAAGAAAGAGAGGGAAACGAAAATGACAAAGATGGAAATGGTAAACAGAATGATAGTTCTCGGTATCATTAAAGAGAACGACCGCAATAGATGGATGCGTAAATGCAAATCCGATGTAATGAGATGGTACATAGTCACAGTACCACGCAGACTTGAGTATCTTGGGAGGGCATAGAGATGGCAAAGAAGAAGAATATAACAGTAGGAACAATAAAGGGTATTGATATAGTAAGACAGACTAAGCCAATACAGGACATACCATTTAGAACAGGTGTTTATACAGATAAGAGAAAGAAAAGAGAAAAGATAAATAAAAATAGACTTGACAAATGGTTGTAGATAGGTTATAATATAACCATAGAGAAGAGAAAGGAGAAGAAGAAATGAAAAAGTATGTAGTGTATTTTATAAATTGGGAAGGCGAGTGGGAAGAAGAAGTTTTTAATAATAGAAAAGACGCAGAAGAATATGTGAAAGAAAGAGAAAACAACTTAAATGATATAGATGAAGCATATGAAATAGAAGAAGAAGATAGATAAGTCGAAAGACTTATTTTTTTTATTTACAAAACGAACATACGTTCGCGCGGGCCGGTCATTTGTTAAAAAAATAACTTTTAAAAAAGGTATTGACAAAGTTGACTTTATAGTTTATAATATAGACAGAAAGAAAGGAAAGAGATAAAACAGAAAGAGAGGATAGAACAATGAAGATTAACGAACTGAG